AAGGGGTTACCATCTTACCCAATACCTTGCCCAGTTGCTTCATCAGTGGGGCTTCAGGGCTGATAACTAAAACTAAATCTGCTTTCATAATCGTGTATATTGTGGTAGCCATAAGGCTACCGGATTAGAACTCAACCAATATCAATCTTTCTAAAGAACCTGATGCTTTCACCCACATATGATTATGTCCGAAACCATAATCGAAAAACAGTTTAAAATAAGGGTATCTTACTATTAAAGAGTTCATACAGCCTCTTAACTCGTTTTCTGACATACAAGAAGTTATTTCATTGATAATTTGAACGAAAAGGTGTAAAACTTCTGGTTCATTATTCAATAACGGTTTTTCTATAACTGCTTTTAAAAATATATTTTCTTTCATATTCTTCTATATTGCGCAGGGCTTTCGCCCTGCCGATTTATGTTAATGCGTTTTATCCTCATGTAATAACTCGCAGTAAACTGGTGTTGTGGCATCTGTGTGCTTATTGGCTATAAGAACCTCATTACTATCCCAGTTAATATATACCTGTGTAGCAAATGCACCGAAAAACTGAATTTCTTTCGTGCCAAACAATACCACCGCGTCATCATTTACATTTGCAAGTGCTGCAATTAATTCTTTCTTGGTCATATTCTTTTTTGTTGCGCAGGGCTTTCGCCCTGCTGGTTATTATGCTATCTTTAGCTCTTTAAGTCTCATATCTACCAATGATTTCAGCTTGCGAGTATCAAATAGTGGACTTCTATACCCATCTTTGATAAGCTGTATCATTTCTTTATAACCAACCTTACATACAACCTCTGTCTTCATGCTGTTATCATAAATAGCAGAATTGCAAGCGGTTATTGTGAATGCCATTGTTTTGTAACCTTTATCCTTCTTCATGATAGATGCAAACAAATACATATATACAGCATTTTTCATGCTATTCAAGGCATCTTCTTGACTGGCATTTACTTTCTACCACCTAAAAAGTCACCACATTCAATTTCTTGACCTTTTTTGATAATAGACAATGTACTGATGTACATTTTAATATCTGTTACTTTCATATCTTCTATGTTTTAATTGTTAGTAATATTGGTTTCTTTTATATAGCTAAGATACTGATTATTAGTGATGTGTGCAAATATAATCATCTGATTAACAGCAAGTTAAACTTGATTTAACTTAAAGTTGGATATTGACATGTTCATTTCAGTCGCGCTTTGTATGAATACCGTCCAATGATATGTGCAATGCTTTTTCATATATCGACTTATCACAATTAGAAAATAATCGTTAACTTTGTTCATACTTTTAAAATTATAGGTGCATGAAAAAAATTGTGACTTTATTTGCAACCGTGCTTCTGTTATACGGTTGTGGAAGTGTTCCTTTGACAGGCAGGAAACAGATGCTGCTTGTATCCGACTCCGAAGTGCTTTCATCAAGTCTGACCCAGTATTCGGAATATATCAAGTCGGCACCGATATCAAGTAACGCGACAAAGAAAGCGATGGTGACACGTGTCGGAAAGAAAATAGCCGCTGCCACGGAACAATACTTGGAAAATAATGGAATGTCCGGTGAGGTGAGGAACTTCTCATGGGAATTCAATCTGGTTAAGGATAATCAGGTGAACGCTTTCTGTATGCCGGGAGGCAAAATCGTTGTGTATGAGGGACTGATGAATCTGGTTTCCTCTGATGACGAACTGGCTGTAGTTATCGGACATGAAGTGGCGCACGCTGTGGCCAAGCATAGCAATGAGCGTATGAGTCAGCAGCTGGTTGCACAATACGGAGCGAAAATTTTGGGGGAGGCTCTCAGTGGAAAATCCGCCGCCATACAGAAAGCCGGGAATATAGTCTATGGTCTTGGGGCACAATACGGTGTGATGCTTCCATTCTCACGCAAACATGAAACCGAGGCTGACTATATGGGGCTTATTCTTATGACGATGGCTGGTTATAATCCGAATGTGGCCGTCACATTCTGGCAGAAGATGTCGGCGGGCGGATCGGGTTCAGTGCCAGAGATCATGAGTACGCATCCGAGTGACGCAACACGTATTAGTGACATAAGGAAACATTTGCCGGAGATGAAGAAATATAAGTAAACTTTAGAAAGTTACTGTAAAGTATTTGAAAAAACTTTAGAGAATGGTACAAAAAGGCGTGAAACCAAATGGAATCACGCCTAAATTATAATAAAACTCTTAAAAAGGTGTACATAATTACCAATCCTTAATTCTCTAACATCAATCATAATAACGCTGCAATCTTACGCACCTTATTAATTCTCTCCATAAACCTGTTGTCTTTTTTTGCCATTTGCAAATTATAAGATGTTTGCATTTTGAGCAAAGGTTCCGCATCTAAATCTAACGCGGCTTCTAGGAGCATAGCATATTTTGTATTTAGTGAACGCTTTGCATTCAGAATTTCATTTAATACAGTATAAGACACACCCATCTCTTTAGCAAGTTTCTTTTGAGAAATACCCCTAAATTCAATTTCATCTTTTAATACTTCTCCCGGGTGTGTCGGTTCAAAAGGAATTAAGTTATTAGCTATCATTTTAGGGTCTACGCCATCTATTTTAATCATAACTTTCTATTTATAATGGTTAGACAATTCAATTATATTACAGATGGTAGTCACTACTTCACCTTGCACCTCTGTGGTTGTAAATTCAATACGATATTGATTGTTTACTCTAACAGAGCAAAAGTCCTTTTTGTCCCCTGATAATTTTTCAAAACTCAGCCCATTGTATTTACAAAGTGAAGTTACATCAGGGACACTGATTATTATATCTATACAACGTTTATATCTACGTACGATATCAGGTTGAAAACGATGCTTTTTATCATTCGCCTTTCCAAACTCATACAATTCTTTCAGATACTCTTTATCAAACGTTACTACCATCTCATTTGTTTCTTTAATGCAAAGATAGCATTTTAATTTTATTCATTCGCATTTTTGCGAATAATTTTCTTAAAAAAAAATTAGCGACAACTCCAAAGAATCACCACTAACTATTCTATTTTTCTCATCACAAAATTGTGAACTACCGCTAAAGTAAAGATTTAGGGGGCTCAAATACGATTTTCAATAAGCCAAGAATGCTGGAGCCACGCAAATTTGGCATAAAGTCTGATTGGGAGCTTTCATAGAGCTATATTTCCCATTAAGCGCATTTCTTTTTAAGTATTTCAACACATTCTTTATCCCATCATCGAAACCATGCTTATACCCTTTAGCGTATTCTCCAATGTTATATACCGCCATTGCCAACACAAACAGGATGATACCTACAGGCTTATACCAACCGGGAAGTGATATAGAAAACGGCTTAAATGTAATTGTGAGATCTCCAACCCATAATAGGGCGATAATACATATGATTGTAAATAATATTGTTTTCATAATCAATATTTTTTTCCGTTAAACTTAGGTCTTAATTCGTTATATCTTTGTTTCTGCTCAATATGCCATAGCAAATCTATGTCAAGATGTTTGGCTAGTGCAAAGATTGAAAATATCATGTCATTTATAATCGTAGAAAGATATTTGTAATCTACAATTGGTTTGATAATATAGAATATATCGCTTCCGTGAAACTCAATTGGCTGTACATGCAGGCAATATCATCTATATATTCGGAGTTAATATCATTACTAGCAGATTCAAGGCTTATTCCTCGAAGTCCTGCAAGGTCAAGCAGACGTATAACCGCATCGCTTAGTTCGTCTGGAAGTGTATCTTTTATATGCTTTTCAAAGGAACACTTAAATCGCTTTTCTTCTTCCACTAATGCAGGATAGCTATTATAGTCCATTTCAAAACGTGATTTACATTTCTTTCCTAATCTTCCCTTTCTATCCGCTTCCACAGCTTCCATAAGTTCGGAAATAACAAGGCAAAGGCAGTGTTCTTCACTCAGTCTTTTATCATGAAAACCGTGATCACAAGCTGTTTTGTAAGCTATATTCCGTAGTTCGTTCAAATTAATATTGTTCATAAATTTACTCCCTATCTGTTAATCAATCAGTTCAAATTTATATACGAAAACATAAGGATTGGATTCCCATGTACCCTTGCCTGATACTTTATCTATGAGGGCTGCAAAGGCTTCACGGAGTGTATCAAATCCATCGTCTTTGTTTCCCTCAAATTCATAAAATATAGATGGTGGAAACTCATCATCACCCGAATCTTCATATACCCCTTCTTTCAAGCAATCTTCATCGCTAATGTCCTGTAAACGTTCAATCTTGAGATTGGTAATTCGGATATGATGTATCATGAGGTCAGCGCGGACAAAGAGTTTATTACGCCAACCTTTACTATACTTCCAACCACTAACTAACATATCAAGTGTTTCCAATCCTTGTTCATGGTAAACGGTTTCATAGCTTTGCGCAATGGCAACAACTTCACCAACTTTGTAGCGTGGAATAATTTCTCCCGAATTAAATTCCCTTCCATCAGCATCATACATACAAGGATAGCCAACAATCTTTTTATCAGAATGGGATCTGTGTATATTGAATCCAGCAACCCATTCTCCTTTAAAAGTTCTAGGACATTTGATTATTCTTCTCGTCATAGTCTTACGACCATCCAACACCGCTTGTGTTAATCCAAATTTATTATTGAAAGAAATCTTTTTCATATTTATATCAATTTTAATGCTTCCTGTATCCCTGCTTCCAGTGCTTCCTCGTAGGTATTATAACGGACAATAGGTCTGTCAGACAATCCTATCAAGTCATGGGCAGGTATTGTCAGAATATCGTAAAGCCAATAGTCTCCATACATATAGCCTATTTCAATATGGAGGCATTTAGTGTCACGCAACCACTTCTGGGCAACATATAATGTTGGGCATAAAAATTCAACTGGTTCGTTATCTATTTCCGTACAACATGATATACTTTGCGGAATGTCGTATCTTCTAATAATATTATCGCAACTTATTGTGTGTTCACACTTCCAATTAAACCCTTTCTCTTTCAGCAGCTTTGCTGTTTCTAATGTTACAAGTTCTTCGGTCATGGTTATTCTCCTTTCTTTTGTTGGTTATCACACTCTTCACAATGTAATTTATAAGCATGGGCAAACATCTTTAACGTAACAGGCTCAAAGTGAAAATCCGCCTGTTTCCCTTCTATGACAACTGAAATACATAACTGACCGTTGCAAAAGTCAATATATGCTTCACCACCTCCATCTCCGTTAATGGAAAGTGTTTGTGTCTGTACGCTATTCATAATTATTCTCCTTTAATCTTTTAATTAGGGCATCAGCGCAATTAAGCGAATATTTAGCGACTACATCAGAATTAACACCATAGTCGTTTGCTATAACAATTTTAATAATGTCTTTTGCCAATTCGTACCTACGTTGTTCCCAATCAATGTTTTCACTAAAGAAATTAAGTTCTGACACCTTGATATACATGTTTCCCACCAATGCAGTACCATCATCATATAAATCCTTAATCTCTACAATTTCTCCAGTTGATTTTATTCTTGCTTTCATAATTCCTCCTTCCCAACTTTAACATATCCGTTTTCAATGCACCAGCACAACATTTCGTATGCTGCATCAATGATTTCTTTACCTTCTGTGATATTTCCGATAGACCTAGTATAAGGTTCCACATACAAGCATGTATAGCTATCTGCAAGTTTTTGGATGGTCAGCACTTGATTTCCGATGAAGCAAGGCAGCTTATCAAGAATGTCCTGCAAAGTGTAAGTTGTACGACAATAGTCGTAATTCGTATCGGCATCCAGAGAGGTTACAACCATGTTGTCTGAATCTGATTCATTCCACTCAAAACACATGCTTCCATCGCTTGTATCCAGCCCAAGCTCCTTCAAATGCAGTATCTGTTCGATTGATAATACATGTTTCATTTCTTTTCCTCCTCTGTTTTAATCTCTGTTACCTTACCACGATTAACAAAACACTGACCTATTCCTAAATCGAGTAAGGCACAATAGTTATCGTCTAAAAGATTAGAGCATTCCCGAAATAGAGCGCATTCATTACAACTCCCTTCTGATGATTCATATAACACTCCATCTATTATTATTCCGTTCTTTATTTCCATAATCAAATACAATTTCTCATATACGTTTTCCTATCAATCATACCGTTTTCTGATTCTTCTACCAAGTCAAAGAATGTATTAGCATAACAAACATGCTCGTCTATCATTATACATATCCCATCAGACGGATAATATTCACATGAAACATTATCATCCCAATCTATATGTTTTTGTGCTTCTTTGGCTATATCATCACAAGCAATCATATACTCTATGTATTTATTATATGCTTTTCTTATTTTGTCAAATATATTTCCTTTCATGGTTTTCATCTATACACCCATCATCTTTTATCCATTAATTGTTTCATTTAACTTTTCTTCAAACTCCGCAATGATACAATCTGCATCACCGCCATGTACCCAATTGTCCAATACAGACGAAAGAACTTCAACTGCCTTTCTAGATGTTTCGTCAACTGCCATATTGATCGCTTGATTCACTTCCTCTAACGTAAATATGCTCATAATTATTCCTCCTTCTTTTTAAGGCTTATATCAATTGACAACCTATCGACAATTTCCTCCTTAATTATCTCCCTACACAAATTTCTTATCATAAGGTAATCACCGTTTTTCTTTATCTCGTCAGAAACCATACAACGAATCCACCTCTCTATATTAACATCGTCCCCATAGGTGTTATGGAAGATATGTTTAACTTCCTCTTTCACAATTGAAACTATTATATCCTTTATATCCTCTTTAGTCAACTTTAGTTCGTTATGGATATAGTTTTTTACTTCTCTGTATCTATATTTGTTCATAATCAATTCATCCTTTTAAAACATTCAACAACTCTTTAGCTCTCTTATAGGTATCAAAGCCCTTTACATTCACCCATTCGTATGAAATACGTTTGTCTTTTCTGACTTGTACCCAATATATTATTATGGGAATACAACCGTTGCACCCTTCTCCTCGTATGATTCTGTACCTTTCCATATTAATCTCCTTTCTCTTTAATCCGTTCAAGCACATCTCTGTTGGCTTCGAGTATCTCATCGAAAGACGGAATAGGCATCCACATGTCACACTCGTAGTCGTTCCAATCCTCAAATTCAAATCCTCCGTCTGTCGCAACGTATGGCGATCTCCCAGGTGAAACAACGATATAGCCACTAACAATCGATCCATTTGATACCATTCTGCAAAGGACAATCTTGTTTGGGTCCGGCAACCGTTCATTAACACTAATCCAAGGCGATTGCTTTGCCTGCCATTCTGCACCGTCCTTAAAGCCATCCAAGTAATACGGCTGATACTCGTCATTGTATATGCTTCTATCTATCACGCAGCTTTCTATTGCTGCTTTTTCCAATGTCTGTTTCATATCCTATTCTTTAAAGTTTCTCATGTATTCGCAATCCTCATCACATACACCTTTCTTTGCACAGTGAGGGATATTAGTTCCCCGCTCATATTCAAAATTATAACATAGGTTTCTGTATTCTTTCCTTCTTTCCATAGGACCAAGTGTTCTTGCTGAATTCCATGATCCATAGTCATTGCTAGATGCCTCTTTAAGAACGCATCCATCATCGTTATATAGCTTTCTAACTTCATTCATATTCTGTTCCTTATTGAATATTCTGATTAATTCAAACCAAGCAGCTTCTTAGTTGTGTCAATGTCTATATAATTTATCCATCCAGCTTTGTGCAATTCAATAGCAGCTTCTCTGATTGTTATATTACCAGATTCGATTTTTTCTTCTAGTGAATTAAGGATATTCTTAATCCTTAATGCTTTCATCTCAATTGTTTCCATTCTGTTCAGTTATTAGTTAATTGGTAGTTTCATAAAACACATCCACATAGTTTTGCCATGCCTTCCGGTGGTGTGACCGAACAACGGCTGCCGTCCGATGGCTTTCAATACTTCTTTAACCGTTATCTGGTCTTCATTCCATTTGAAAATGAGAACACCGTAATTTTCAAGTACTCGAAAGCATTCATCAATTCCTTTTTTTATCACCCTTGGCCAATCTTCGGGAAGTTTACCATACTTCTTGGCCAACCAACTTTCTTTACCCACATTTAAAAGATGGGGTGGGTCAAAGACTACCAGTTTAAAAGATTCATTTAGGAATGGCATATTGGTAAAATCAGATACAATATCCGGATGAACTTTCAGACTTCGACCGTCGCAAAGAGTATGCTCTTCATCTCTAATGTCAGCAAACAAGGTCCAAGGATTTTCCTTGTCGAACCAAAACATACGGCTGCCACAACAGGCATCTAATATGATTTTTGTTTCACTCATTTTTAATATGTTTTACTATAATTGATTAAAAAAATATTCACTACACTTAAATCCTTTCCGTGGAATAAAGTCTTTAAATTCACAACTTCTGAATATCCACTTCTTATCAACCCATCCGGCCAAGTCTTTTTGCCATTGTGGTATGATTTGATGCGGATTATTTAAATCCCGGTATGGCTGGGCGTATGGTAAGAACCTACGTCCTCTCTTCCGCCAATGATTAACTCGATTGAATGCCTCCTTGAAATCGTTCATCAAGATGCAATAGAAGAAATATTCCCCTTTATAGCCGTACTTGTCAATCAAAGCCGTTGCACGTTCACATTCAGCAATTTGTCCTGGAGTGTCACAGCCGAACCGTATGCAATTCATCCACTTTACTCTTGCCAATAACTGGGCGATGTCGTCTGTTACCAAGCGAGCATCTAAGCCCTGATTGAAGTCTACTCGTACGCCCATGGAAACAATCTTTTCAATTTGTTGTAAACCATAGTCGGATGCAAGTACATTGTTATCCATAAGGATAATATTCTTTCTACCGTCAATGGCTATCTCTTCAATATCCATGTATGGGGTAATCTTGCCTTCTTTAGTAGGAACTACACACCATTTGCATTTGTTAGGGCAGCCTCTTGTCAAAAAGCCGTAAGCTGTCTTGCTATCAACAGAAGGATACAGGCTGTAATCTGGTTGCAAGCGGTCTATTTCTACCGAAAGTATTTTTGAAATATCATATCCGGTTCCACCTTTTTCAACCTGATCTGCATTGATGTAGTAACCGTAATCAGGAGTAAAGGAAAATACTTTCGCTGCATAGACTTTATCATAATGGCACAGCGGATTATACCATTCCACATTGTCACCCCTTACCTTATGATAGCTGCTTATCTTCATCAATGCAAGATTAGGATAGTTGCTGTCAACTGCTAATATTCCAATGTTCATTTCTATTCAGTTATACGCCAAATCACTTTGATATTAACTTGTTGTATTCAACATTGGTTATCTCCTCGCAATCTTTAGGTAATTTACATTTCCAATCACTTTCCACAATGAAAACATAAATATCAGGAATAGTAAAATCAAATCCAGCATGATTAAAAACATCTTCGATCCCTATAATTGAGTCCAATTCGTTACGTCTTATTGTATTCTTATTTATGTCGGTGAAGTCCTGCAATATCTCCTTATTTTTGCAACGAGCACGCGGATAATAGCCATTATGCACATCTTTCATCCTTTTCCAATTAGCCATGTCCGGTTCTTCTGTAAATTCAACGATATCCAAACTTCTGTAATAAAATGAAGAAGTCCATGTCTTACTAAATCCGTATTTTTCACGGAGAACTGCTACCTGCTTGTCAAACTCATCAGCCTTATCTATTAAAGCCTTAATCTTTAATCCTGTTTTAGAGTCTCTAATTGTTTTATAATATCTTTCCATAATGTTTCTTTCTTAATCAGTTTTGAACCATTTTCCTGATGTCAGGTAAATGATAAAATTCCAATCTAAATATTTTTGGGTTCAAATATCGGGCATTCTCTTCTGCCCAACAGATGTATTCCATGAAGCCTGTAGCATGGCTTTTCGGGAATCGAATCGTATTTACGATATATGGCACAACGGCGGCAGATGCGATGTATATTGTATTTACCTTTTACACCGTAACATACCACAGGATAACCATCAGCAGTTTTCATGATTTTCTAAACAAATGGCTGAACGCATTATCCAAATCCAAGTCTAGATTCAGTTTGGATGGGAAAGATTTAATGTATTCGTACATCTTATAAGCGAGGTTGTCATCATCACCGCACCTGTCAATCAGTGTGAGCAACATGGCGTTCACCATGTCAGAATCATTGCCGAAGTTTTCCTGAGTGGATTCGCTGCAATGATTCACAT